GGTTGAGGGCGAACCCGACTATGAGCTGTTGCGCCGCAAGGTGCTCGCTAAAATATCCGCTATCCGTACCGGTAAATCCGAGAAGATCGACCCGGCATTGGTTCCCGACATGATTCCGTTCAAAAAGTGGCGCATGGCGGTTAATAAAGTCCTCAAGCAGTGGAAAGAGCGTCGCATCCGGTACGCAAAATTTCTTGCCGCGGTCGAACAAATTACCGAGGAGCAAGTATTCGAGGACGTTACCGAACCCAAGCGGTGTTCGTTCGTCGGTACGTTGTTACCCGACTTCAAGAAAGTCGGTGAACTGGTCGGCAATCAAATCATGGTTGACGGCAAACTGATCGGTGCGGTGTCGTTCCTGCAAGATTACCTGCTCCACTATGAGCCGAAAGTCATGCCGCGGTTAATGCAGTACGCCAACGGCGATATTGACGCGGTTACGCTTCTTAAAGACCCCTATACGAAAGATACAGTTGAATTCAACCCGAAATTGCTGGCGCGTACTGCTGAATCCGCACAAGTGCTTACCGCGTTGTTTGCCAGCGTCGGTCTCGAAGCACCGCAAGACGTATACTATGACGACACGCTGAAAGTCGGTGACAAGATTCTGTTGTGGTACAACGAACGGTGGAGCAAGAAAACCATCCTCCGTGTCGAAGACAACGGTATTTTCTTCTCCACGGAGTTTCAGTTGTTGAAAGCTGACAAATTCATCAAATTGCCCGCGGAAGAAACCGAGGACGACACCACTAACGAAGAATAACAATGTATCGTAACAATGCACAAGGGCGTGCTGACGCCGCCAAGAAATTTACCAAAATATTTGGTAAAGATGGTCTGAACTTTTCCGATTATATCGACGATAAGGTCAGTGCCGTAACTGGCATAGTAGAGTTCGACATTATCAAATTTGACGAGAGACTTCACGAAATCGTCGGCAACTATGATGAGCAGTACCATTGCTCCATGAAAGAAATTATCAAGCGTCATTATGGTAACGATGCCGCTAACTTTATCGAAAGCCTGTTCTTATGAACCAAGAAAAAAAACCTACTCAGTGGCGCAAGTCTCCGGAATATCGTGATCGCGTTCAACAAAGTTTCCGAAAGGCTATGGTGTATCTGTACGAAATCTGCCGGAGTACTCCTTATCGTCCGCGGCAAGGTTTCACTGAGGTGTTCTCTACGTGTGGTTTATCACGGAGCGCCATTCGGTCTTTCCTCCCCGCGCTGGAGAAAATGAACGTGGTAAAACGGTACGGAACCAACCAAGGTATGCGTGTATTGTGGTGCTTGCGTGACGTGACGCCTAACGACGTGGAATTTGACACGTTGTGCCATGAGGTATACACAATGTATATCCATGACAATTTTAGCTGGAAATTGCCTACAAAACTGAGCGACTTCTCTGACGAAGAAATTAAAAACGAGGCTCTGCGACGGGGACTCTTTAACAATTAAAACTATGAGCAAAATATCTATTTCTAAAGAATTCGGACTCAACCCTACGGTAGAAACCTGCTTTATCTGCGGGGAGTCCATAGGAGTTGCCCTTTTGGGGACTGCCTACAAAGACAAAGATGGTAAAGTTGCCCAAGCTCCTCCGCAGGTATGCTGTATCGAGGTGCGCGACGGTGAAACCGGCGACAATCCTTACCGGACTGGTCGCGTCATTGCCATCAAAGAAGACGCGGTTAAGCGTGTGCTCAAGCAGTACGACAAGGTAAACTACGTTGAGCAAACCGCATTCAACAAATTGTTCCCTAAATACGAAAAGATCGACTGATGAAGATTCCAAAACGTGAGCTGATGATTCTTACCGGCCAGCTCTGTCCTTACTGTAATGAGTGGACAGAGCTACGCGAATCCGGTGAATTCTACGACAAGGATTTCGGACTTCTGTACGTGTGTCCCAAATGCGGAGCATACGCAGGTGTCCATCGTGGAACTATCAACGGTGAGGGGAGTGTTGCCAACAAGGAACTTCGTGACGCTCGCAAACGAGCGCATCTTTATTTCGACGCTATCTGGCAAAAAGAACTTTCAAGCCGCACCCAAGCGTATAAATGGTTATCTTTGCAGTTGGGAATACCTGTCGAAATTACCCATATCGGGATGTTTACTGTTGAACAGTGCGAAAAGGTAATCCGTATTTGTAAAGAAAGGTATGGTAAATTTATGCCGAAATAAACGTTCTCCGGAGGAGATACGGCGCATCGACATTATTGTTTGTTCGATGGAACAATACATGGACCTCTACAACTGCAACGAGGACCAGTATGAGAGAGACCTTTGCAGTGTTACTTTCGACGAGGCATATTCGTTTCTTATGGGAGCGTTTCGAAATCTCGAAGAAGTTAACGACCCTATTCCTGCGAGGAAAAACAGGATTGCTTCGATATACGTAGAAAAATTAAAATTTTGGATCGACTTCAAATGGAACTCCGTAGCTTCAATGTCGAGAGAATCTACTCTGATTGTGTAACGTGTGTGTTGGGAAATGACATAGGCACGAAAAAGGCCATGCTCGATCTGCACGCTGACGATATACGGGATATGCTGTCCCAAATAGAGACTGAAACCATAGGGACCACTGTTTGCAATCTTTTCGGTTTGTGCCATATCCGGAAAGATGGTGAGCAGTGGACCCCCTATCTGCAAATAGTAAAGATGCTGATGCTTCTTGGGCGCCGCCTAAATCTCGTTGATTGGAAAGGGGCGCTCGAACGAGAAACCACTATAATTTTCAAACTATGAAAGTAACCGAAAAAAAGATATTCGGTGACAAGCTCACCGTTACGACAAGTACTGGAAAGGTTGTCGGAATATTCACTGTTAAGAAAGTCTCCGACGGAGTTCTCACTGTGGAGACTAACGATACCACGTTTCGCATCCCGTTATTTGAGAAAGGGAAACGTATTTCTCTGAATGAATACCGGAGTGTCCTGTTGCAGGAGATTGAAACCCGTTACGGAACACTCGGTAAATTCGCCGTTTCCCCGGAGGGTCTGAAACTGCCTGCACGATACCGAAAGAATCTGCGTGCATATATGACGAATAAGAACCGAGCAACAATGCCCGTTTTAACGCTGATTGCCCGTGCTTTGGGTCTTCCCAAACGACGAGCTTCTACCGCGTTTTCCCGTGCTTTTTTTGTTGATCTGACCCGGTAACCGTCCGACCGCATAAAGTCGATAAAACCGCCCGAAAAATGCCCTTTTCGGTGCGGTTATTTTTGTACCTGTTATTGTCAAATACCAAAGAATCACTATATTTGCGTATAACTTAAAAACCCCGGTATGAAAAAGGAGAAACAGATTAAGGCGTATACCCGTCGCACCAAATCCGGTAAGATGGTTACGGTTAAAGCGCATACCGCAAAATACGACGCCGCTGATATGGCAAAAGAAGCGCTCAAAAAGAAAGGTGCTGGTGACGAGTTTGAACAACGGTACAGGTCTCAGCTCGAAAAGAAACCTGCGGGTGCCGGTTCTACTGGAAGAATCAAGAAAGAGACCGACCAAGACAAGGCGGCTAAACTAAAGGAGGTGGTTGCCAAACTTAAAAAAGCAAAGGCATCTGACACCCCTAAAACTAAGCCTGCTTCAAAGACAGATAGTACTGCCAAGAAGCAACCTGTTGGTGGCGGTTCTACCGGAAGGGTTAAAAAGGATGCTACAATTAAGAAAACCGTTCCTACAAAATCTGCGGATTCCACGAGTGTGTCGTCGGCAGATTTTAAGA